CATATATGTTTGGAAGAATCAAAGAAACCAATTATGGGCCTATCGAAAACGTGGATGTAAACTTTAAAAACTATGTTAATGAAGATTTTATAACGGATCTTGGATATACTGGAGATGTAGATACTGGAAGTATTACATATGTACCATGAGTGATGCAAATGAAAAAATATCAAAAGCATTAGATGTAGAATATGATCCATCTAAACCAAAAGAATTGCCTGTCTGTAAAAAAGATCTAGACAAGATCAAAAAAGAACAGAGAGAGGCAATGCTAAGTGGTGACTTTGAAAAGGCCAGAGACAGCATTACCGAGATGATTACTACTGGCATGGATGCAGTGCAGGGAATCATGCGTGTTGCTGAAGCAGGAGATTCACCAAGAGCATATGAAGTTGCTTCGTTACTTCTCAAAACTGTAACTGAAATGAACAAAGATCTTCTTGAAATACACAAGAAAGCAAAAGACGCAGAAAAAGAAAATGTGACAATCAAGAACACAACAAACAATTCAATCTATGTTGGTTCTACTACTGATCTTCAAAATCTAATTAATAAATCTAGAAGTCAGTATAAAGATTTACCTGAAGCAGAAGTGATTGATGATGAGGACGATGAAGATGGCGAGCAGTCGATATAAGAAAAAAGGTTATCTAGGAAATAAGAATCTAAAACCAACTGGTGTAAAGGTTGACTTTTCAAAAGAACAAGTCAAAGAATACATCAAGTGTGCGAACGATCCTATTTACTTTGCAAAGACATACATTAAGGTAGTCTCTCTTGACCAAGGTGTTATTCCTTTTATCCCATATGATTATCAGGAAACAATTCTAGAGACTCTTGTAAATCACCGACATGTGATTTGTAAACTTCCCCGACAGTCTGGTAAGACTACTACGGTGGGTCCTGGTTATCTTCTAAACAAGGCATTGTTCAATCAGAACATGAATATTGCCATTCTTGCAAACAAGCAGACGGCAGCACGAGAAGTTCTTGAACGTATCAAAATGGCATATGAACATTTGCCGTGGTGGTTGCAGCAGGGGATTGTCGAATGGAATAAGAACTCCATCAAATTAGAAAACGGTTCAAAGATTATTGCTGCGGCAACATCCTCTTCGGCAGTTCGTGGTGGTTCTTTTAACATCATCGTTCTAGACGAATTTGCACACGTTCCGGTGACCGTGGCAGAAGAATTCTTTAGTTCAGTCTATCCAACAGTAACTGCTGGACAGACAACTCAGGTTATCATCATTTCCACCCCAAACGGTCTAAACATGTTTTACCAGTTCTGGAAGGGTGCAATCAATAAACACAACGAGTATATTCCAATTGATATTTCTTGGAATCAAACTCCACAGTTTCCAGGCGGGCCTCTCCGCGATGATGAGTGGAGAAAGAAGACAATTCAAAATACCTCAGAGAAGCAGTTTCAACAAGAATTTGAATGTGTTTCTGGTGATACTTTTATAACATTAAAAAGTAAAGAAGATAATAAAATTTATAAAATTACTATAAAAGATGCGTTTGAATGGTTAGTTTGAATGTAATTTTTCTGGATTTACTATATATTAATATGAGAAACTACAGAAAAATATGGGAAAAGAAATACGGCAAAATTCCAAAAGATGAAACCGGAAGATCTATGGAAATACATCACATAGACGGTAATCATAACAACAATGAATTAGATAATCTTAAATTAGTTACAATAGAAGAACATTATAATATACACATTGAACAAAATGATTTTTCGGCAGCTGCATTAATAGGTAAACGATTAAAATTACCAATAGATCATTTTTCCAGTATTCAAAAAGGTAAAAAACGACCAGGAGTGGGGGGAAGGAAAAAAGGTTCTATACCTTGGAATAAAAATAAAAAGAATTGTTTCACTCCAGATACTATTCTAAAAATGAGCACAAAAAGAAAAAATAAAATTCATAGTTCAAAACTTTCTATAGAAAAGATAAAAGAAATAAGAAATCATTTTAAAACGCATAAAATTATAGAAAAAGTAGGAACTAAAATGAAAAATGGAAGATATTTGACCCAAGAACGAGCATATTCGCAATTATACTATAAACAATTTAATATTACTTCGGTAAACTTATACAATATTGTTAAAGGATTAAGTTGGAAAATTTAAAAATAAATACTAAGTATGAAATATTAACTCCAGATGGATGGAAAGATTTTTATGGTATTAGAAAAATCAATAAATCAAGTTATGTTAAATTAAAAAATTACAATCTTATTTGTTCGGATAATCATAAATTATTAATAAATGATGAATGGAAATTATCTGTAGATTTAGATCACGATTCATATAAAGAAGATATAGAATTATATGATCCAGTTGGAATCGATAACTCAATTTATTATTCTAATGATTTAGTTTCTCATAACTGTGACTTCATCGGTTCTTGTGATACTCTAGTTGCATCTCATAAACTTCATACCCTAACATATTCCCCACCCCTCATCAGAAATAAAGATGGGTTCTGGATATATGATGAACCCGTAAAGGATCAAAACGACAGCAACAATGATCATGTCTACTTCATGACTGTGGATACCGCCAGAGGACAGGGGAAGGACTACAGCGCGTTTGTTGTCATAGATGTCACCAAACCCCCCTACAAAGTAGTTGCTAAATTTAGAAATAATATTATTTCCCCTCTAGTGTTCCCATCAATTATACGGTCGGTTGGTAAAAAGTATAACGATGCATGGATATTGGTAGAAGTAAACGATATTGGATCCCAAGTGGCAGATGTTCTACATACAGATTTACAATATGAAAATCTCGTAAAAGTCAACATGTTGGGGAGAAAAGGTCAGATTATCAGTGAATTTGGTGGATCTAAGAATCTTCAGTTTGGTGTTAAAACCAGCAGTCTGGTTAAGAAACTAGGGTGTTCAGTTCTTAAAAATCTCATTGAACAGGACAAACTTCAATTCAGTGATATTGATATCATAAACGAACTTACCACGTTTATCGCCAAACGGACAAGTTTTGAAGCAGACGAAGGACATAATGACGACTTGGTTATGTGTCTGGTTCTTTTTGCTTGGGCAACCCGACAAGATTTCTTTGAAAATCTTACAAATTTAGATGTCCGTCTTGAGATGTATCAGAGTCAAATTGAGCAGATAGAATCTGAACTTTTACCTATACTTTATAATGATGGAACAGATGTTGGTAATAAAGAGAACAATTTAGATGAAGATGCATGGATATTGGTAGATAAAGATAAGATTCCTAAAAAGGTAATATTTGACAAGAGAGATACTATAGACGGATGGTTTGTTTGAAGATCGTAAAAAATATACATATTTGGAAACCACAATTTACTTAAAGGAGATTAAAAAATGGCACGACCAAATGTTACGATCAAGGTAATAGATGAATCATTAGTAGCACCAATCGGTGAAAACACAAGTCCCGGTAGAGGTGCTATGGTTTCCAGAGCTAGATTAGCACACGATTTAGGAACAACTGGTGAAAAACAACAAGGTCTTTTGTTTACCGGCAGCATTCAGGACTGGTTCGGTAGACTTCGCAACTACACAGAAAACAATTTAAAGGGATTAAGCGCAACTTATTGGACTGGAGGAACATTACAAGGCGCAATTGGTGTATGTGCAGCAGGGTATATTGATGTTGGTAACACGTTCAGCGAAAAACCTTGGAGCAAAGAATGGTGGGCGGTTCATAACTTCCTTCAGTATGGTGGGGGATGCTTTATTGGAAACACTGGAACTGTTGTACATCAAGTTGACAATATGGAGTCTCTAAAAGATCCAACTTTAAACTTTGATGTTGCGTTCATGGGAGACACTTCGGATCAGTACAGACAAGATATTGTAGATGTTATTGATGCTAAAAGTCTATCTGAGCTTCCTGCCCTTGGAGTAGTTGCTGTTGGGATGACCGCAACAGAAAAAGCTCTTGGAGCTGATAATGAATTTTTTGTAAATGTTGCAGGTTCAAAATACCACCTAAATGGCGTAGGTCAGGGAGCTCTTGATGCAACTAAACTAATTCTCACCAATTTAAGCCCAGACGTTGCAGGGTGCATTACTCGTTGTGATCGAGACTCATTCCCTTGGTTCTCACCTGCCGGCAGACTTAGAGGAAGAATTCTAAATGTTGTTAGACTTCTTGAAAATCCAACCATCAGCAAACAAGATGATTTATATGACGCAGGGATTAATCCAGTAGTAACATTCCCCGGAGAAGGAACACTTCTATTCGGTGACAAGACCGGCCAGGCTGATACATCGACTCTTTCACGAATCAATGTT